TAAAATTACCATTTTTAACATTAGCATTATTAAATATATAAGCTATCGGCTTATCAACATCGATTGTAGCCGTAACTAAATTATTTTTGTAATATGTGATACCTCTAAAAATAGAAGCAATATCATTTAGAATTTTTAGAGCATCAGTTTCATTATCTATTAATAAATTACAAGAAAATCTAGGCTCAAATGGATCTCTATAATTTAAAACTTTAGGTAAACATTTTCCATACAAAACAACTGTATCAGAATCGTCAGAATCAAAATAAAAATCATCTGCAAAAATTTGAGCTTCTATATAAGAAGAGTAACTAGGTATATTATTAGCAAACTTTTGAAGAATAAAATTTTTAGCATTAGATTGAGAATTCTTTAAGCTTTCTAAAATTCTAAATCTTAACGGCTTATTTATATTATTTTGAACAGATGTAGCACATTCGTTTGAAAATTGAGTTAATAAATCAGTAGTGTCATCTTCAAAAAAACTACGAGGACCAAAATCATTTATCAATTTGATTTTGAAAGTAGCTCCACTATCCTCAATAGACCATATTATTTTTTTATAAGCATTATCAATAGATTCAAGATCATTTTTTAAATCATATAAATATATAATTGAATTTGAATACCCCCCATTAATATTTGCAAATGATCTATTGGCATCATAAACAGGAGGATATTGTGATTTTATATCAGATAAAGTTCTGCCATTTTTGGTTATGTAGATAGTGTTTTTATTACCAGCAAGAATATAAAAATCATCAGGCTCATATTTATTAGGCGTTGTAATTTTTATTAATTCATCAGAATATTTAGCTATTTTATATAAATCCCATTTATTAAGATCTTTTTCTAAAACTAAACCATTACCAATACCATATCTAGAATTAGTGCAAATATCATAAAATATCCATGCTGGATTATCTGTCCATCGCAAAAACGAACTAAATTTACCATTCCAGTTACCTGTATATTCTCTAGCTTCAGCATCATAGTTACTAGGAACTTTAATCTTAAGCAATTTTAAATCAAAAGATCTATCTGGATCCTGATTAAAATGCCTCGAACTCACAGCTGATTTAACTATTGATGAAAAAGGGTACGCAAAATTGCCTTTTGTTTTTACTCTTTCTACAATACCTGTAACACTAAAATCTTTGAAATTTTTCCCATCACTAGGTGGAATTTTTTTAGATAATGCGTAAACCTTCACATAATAATTATTATAAGTAACAGAATTTAAATTTAATGATATAGGTATATCAATCGTATAACCTGATTTAGAAATTCCCTGAATGTTGAAAATCCCAAAATATCTTGCACTTGAATTGTCTTCTGATAATTCAAATGCTAACGTAGCGCCCCCAGGAACAGTACCGCTATCACTTGTAGAAAATAATTGATTAGCTCTAATATGAATCGATATTTCATCTGCATATTTATTAACAATTTTATGATTAAATTCTTGACAATTTTTTTTAGCTTCATCAAGAAACTGCACCGTTCTTGATCCATTAAAAACACCATTTATAGAAAAAACTGGACTATTTCTAATGTATCCAACAAATGGATTGTTAGGTATTTTATCGTTATCTTCTATAAATGCACCTTTTTCATCTTGACTAAAAAAGAAAAACCCAGGATTTTGACACGAAATAAAAGGAGCGTCAATACTTGGACTATCGTTCAAATAAATTTTTCTATCATACTTATGAACTGTTGACGAATACTGATTTTTATAAACATTAAACTCTTCACCATATGAAATATTAAATCCAGCAGTAACATAATTTAATTTATTCAATTTAGAATCAATAATTGGAACATTATTATAATAAACACCTTTTCCTAAAACTAGATTTTCAATTTGAGTGTTTGTTTCATCAGTGACGTATTTTAATAGCTCTCCATCTTTATCGCACAAACCCTCTATCGGCCCTTCACAAACTAAATCTGTACAAACTAATCTTTCATCAGACTCTAACTGACCATCTTTAACGGCAACAACTGAAGGCGAATTTGTTTTATAAATATAACCAAGTGCGAACATAATATTATAAATCTATAGAACCATACGCTTTATCATAATTATTCGTGCTTTGATCAATTGGTAATATTTGAATATCATTCGATATAACAGCGCTACCAAGTCTCATTCTGCCATATCCTATCGGCACAGCAATATTTCTATTTAAAACATTTCTAATTCCACCTAAAATCGTCGAATTAGTTTTAACATCTTTTGGGGCTTTAGGACTTAATATGATCGATAAAACAATAGATAAAACGATTAAAATAACACCAACAATTATCGCAGCTATCCATCCTCCTTGAATAACTGGAACGATTTCTACTTTCGAATCATTTTTTAAAATTTTACTTTTTAACAAATGCGCAGGCAAAGGTTTTCCATCGACAAAAACAATAAAATGAGTAAAAAATTTATTAAAATTAGAAAAATATTTATTAATTTTATAGTTATTTGCTTCAATAGCTTCAAAAATTTCCATAACAGAATTCACCTCTAAATTCCAAATCTTGCCTAATTTTTTTCCTAAAAGGCCATGTAATGTAATATTAACCATACAAACTAATATAAAATTTATCTTTATTTACACTATATAATAACATATCTAAAGCAAAATATTTTTGATTTTCAAGATCCCAATCGCTAAAACCATCTAAATTTGCATGTTCAGGATGGCTATGAAATAAAATGCATTCTTTATTCCAAATATAATCTTTTGGCGAAATCAAAAAATAATTAGCAGAATCAGGATGCAAATTCTGACATTCTACAAAAGAATCAAACTTATTAGAAGTTTTTAAAAGAAAACCGCATATTTCCTTTTTAGAATTACATGACTTTTCTTTCAACAGATTCAACAAATTTTCATGAACTAGGCAATTTATAGTCATAACCAACTGTACCAGGAAATCCGCCAAATGGTATATTTACCGTTGGATCGTTAAATCGCAATGAACATCCATTTAAATTTCTTGAACATTTATCTTCCACCCAAACATTTGTATAATTTAATGGATGTTTACCTTTTGAACCTTGTGGATCTACACAAACAAAAAATCTTGCAGGTAATTCATTATTTTGATTTATAGACTTTTCATTAAAATCATATTCAATATAAGGATCTATTTTTATAAAATCTCCTTGATTATAAGAATAATCTGGATTGTAACCTGTTTTATATTGCATAGACAAAATATTATAAGATTCAAAATTACTTAAACGAAATGAATTTTCAGCATAACTTTTAAGAAAAATTTTATTATTTTCATCAGCAACAGGAACACCTAAATTGCCATCTTCTGGTCTAAAAAAGGCAGATCCTTTTTTATACGTTGTTCTTGTATACTGTTTTGGAACAGAAATGTTATATTTTGCACCTAAATAGCTATTTATTTTATTAATCGTTTCATCATCTAAAATTTTATTATAAACAATCATTTCATAAATTATTATTTCACTTGATTGAGCATAAACGCCGCCATTACAAGGATCATCGTTAAAAAATAAACTAGTTGGTGTACCTCCAGTTGAAATTTTTTGATTATATATACGATTTCCATTAGAATAAAATTTCGTATAATTAGAATTATTACGAGGATAAGCTAAACCAAATATATATGCATTATTTATATAATTTCTAGCATTCATTGTGCCATTTATAATAACAGAAGATGGTATTCCTAATGAATTAATCCAAAAATCTTTTGCAACACCACCTCTATGAGCACTTGTCCAACCTAACCATCCAGCATTATTATATCCCCAACGTAAACCTCCTCTTACCACACCTCCTTTTTTATCATATTGAGCTATACTAGTAGATCCGGGTTTATATTTTAAATTAGTCATTTCAGCAACATAAAAAATAGTTATATCTGTTCCTGAAAAATTATAATTAATAAACATTCTATCTGCTATTGGATTACATAATGTTTTTCCTCCTTCGAAATCAACAGACAAATAAACTCCTGCTTTATTATTCATTCTTCCTGCATTTGAATAATAACCATTTGAATTTGCATTTCCTTCTATCTTTTTAGGAATTGTCGATGAAAAATCAGGATTAACACCTGCTGTTCCTTCGTTTGTCCAACTATTTACTTTTTTAAATTTTAAAATTTCTCTTTGTGAACTCGGCACTCTTGCATCATCTACTCTTTGCATATAAACATCTGCTCCTTCTACTATTCCCTCTGGGCGCAACCAAATTAATAAATTACTACTAATATTATTATTAGGATCTTCTGTATTTATTTGCGTCAATGAAGTATATGGAGCAACATTTGTTTCAACCGTTGGGCCATCATAACCATATATTTTACCATAATTACAACCACAACCTCTATATTGCCAGCTGCAAAAATCATTATAAACTTTTCGAGCGGGTATTGTAACACCTTCTAAATCTAAAATATTTGCCAAAGAAAATTCTACTTTTTCTTTTGTTTCATAATTTTTTCTATGAATTATATATGTATCCGATGCAATAAAAGATTTAAAAGCTCCTCCTCCTAAAGTATTTTTATTTGAACCGCCAAAGTTAACATCATCTAAATCTTTTGCCAAAATCTTTTTTCTATAAAATCGTTTGCCTAATAAATCATTACGATCTTTAATAAAATTAGTAATAAAATTATTGATATTCGAAATTACTAATGTAGGTCTGTTTTGTTTCGAATCCGAGCTATACTCTAAATTAGAAATCTCAGAAGGTATATAAATATAAGTTTGATCTTGAAAAACAACGTCTTTATTAAAATTTTTAGATCCATGAAATCTAAAATATCCTTCGAAATCATTTATTTTAATTTCAAATAAATCAATAACCTCAGAATTTCTTAATAAAAATAAATCAGACATATTTTATTTTGTTTTTGAAGCTAAAAATAAATTTAGATAAGGATGACTAGGCTTAACGGGAAAAGCTAGTGACGTATTTGAATTTGTGATTTGCAAATCAGACGAGTTTTTGATTAATATATTTCTATATTTAGAAGCAAAAGAAAAGACTGTATTTTTACTTTCTTTTACCATTTCATCTATATTATAAGATGTACCATATAAATAATCAAACAAAAATAGTTTATTACCAGGATCTGATCCAGTAGCACTTTTATTAGACAAACTAATTGTATAATTCTTTAAAAGAGATGTATTCAATGTTTTATCGGCTAAAACCCACGCCTGAAACGTTAATATTCCATTGACATAAGTTTCAAAATATAATTGATTAGCATTTGTAAATGTTGAAGTTGGAGCGATATAAGATCTCATTTCGACAAAAAACATAGAAAAATTCTTATAATTAGTAGCGCTACCATTTTTAGTAACAACAACATCTGTAGCTGTTGTTGGCGATCCTAAACTTGTAGGTAAATAATATAGATTAAAAGGTCTTAAATCATTAAAAACTGCACCACTAGTAACATATCTATTAGAAAACTGCTTTGAATCAGTATAAAAAATAGAATTAGGATTTAATAATGATCGATCGCCGTTTTTTGATCTATTCCTAGTTGGATTATTTGGATCTGTATTATTCATTAAATAAACAGATGAATTTAACGATCCTGCTGTAAATGCTGCTTTTCCAAGTGTTACTCGTTTTCCATTTATTACCACAACTGAACTCGACACTCCGAAATTATAAACATCATCAGTTGAACCATCGCTTTCTGTTTGTATAAATTTATGGAGAATTGATGTTTCGAGTATTTTATTGAAATCTGCATAAATATCTGAAGAGGTGTTAGTATTAGCAATTGCAAAAACTAAAACTGCATAACTTGGAGAATAATCAGGGAATAATAAAAATGAATTATTACTTATACTTTTGCCATAAGCTAATTCATAAAAGTATTTACCATAAGCGGTCGCGGAAGTTAAACAGCCACTATCACCTGTTAAATTTGCGCTTCCTGTTTTAATATCGGAATCTCCAGACCAAGTATTAGTCGAAACATTGTCAGAATTTAAAGAATCTGTAGTAAATTTAAATTTTAAATTTGAACTTGAATAACTACTTGTTTTAAAATTAAAATAGATATTAGGAAATGAAGCTGAACTTGAATTAATTCCACCACTTGTAGTATCGCTTCCTTTTGGAACGATAGATGTATTTGGATTAATTTGTGTTGAAGTATCATTAGGAGAAATAGTATCAGGCGGGGTAACTTGATTTGCTCCTGAATTATTATTTTGATTCTGTTGTGTATCATTTGGTAAAGTGATACTATTATCAGCAATTATTTGACCATCATTATTTGCCGATACAGAACCTTTGACTTGAACTGGACTTCTTATGGGTTTATTTCCTGCCATATAATTAAGCTATTGTTAATTCGGACACTACTATGCTATCTAAGTTTTCTATAGATTTACCATTTAATTTAACAACATTTGTATTATTAGTTGTTTCGTCTGTAATTAACCACCCTTTACTACCACCCGGACCTCCGTAAAACACGCTATTCAAATCTTTATATAATCTAAATTCTAAACTTCTTCCATTGTAAGTATAAGCATCAAAATTAAAACAAGGACCACCATTTTGAGCGTCTATATATGTTCCATCACTTTTCCAAGCTAATCCTGCTCCACCTTTTCCTAAAACAGCAATATTATCGAACTCTAATTCAACTGTAAAAATATTGCTTGCATTAGCAGCATATCTAAAACTGTCAGTATTAGGAACAACAAAATTAAGACCGCCGCTTCCCGTTACTGTTGCAACATATTTACATAAAGAATCTGTTTTAGAACTAAATTTAATATTAACTCCAGAGTATTTTCTAAAATCTGATGAGTTATTATTATTTTGTTTCATGAAAGAATAAATATTAAAATTTTCTTCATAATCATCGTTTCTGCTCAAATATAATATTGTTGCATCAGATCTTAAATTTGCGCCCGGACTTGGATACAAACCGGAAACCCCTGTAGTTTCTAATATTGGATCTTCATAAGAATATCCAGTAGGATATGAATAAGACCCATATTCATTTTCAAAATTATATGCTCTTATTCTAGCGTAATAATCTTGAGCTATGTCCAATGAAGTCATAGCATAAGAAAAATCTGTATCTATAAAACCATTGTAATCTCCATAAGTTGGTTTATTAGAATCATTACTTAATGGTACATTATAATTATAACTTGATACTAAAGTTGAAAAACTTGAATCCGCATATAAACCTAATTCAAAACCTTTTACATAATTTGTAGCAAATAAAGAGTTCCAATGGAAATTTAATTTATACGCTGTACTTTCAGAATAGCTTTTAACAGCATAAAATTTACCAACTCTTTGTGGTACAGGATTATCAAATACTCTTTGTCCTGTTATATCTACAATAATCGGCAAATCAGAATCACCAGCAGATGAAACGCTTTCAATAGTTATAGTTGCTTTTTCTAGTCCAGTTGATTGATTTCCAGCAGTGAAACCAGTAAATGGTCTATGCAAAACATAAAAAGTTGCTGACTCGCTAGGATTAGCTGTTAAAACATAACTATCATCATTTATATTTTCAGTAGTAGTCGTATCTGAAATATATAAAGTGTTAGTATTTGCTCCAGCAGCTATACTACCGCCTGCAACTCCAACTAAAGTAGTATCAGATATGGTTGCTGTATAAGTAACAGAAAAATTACCAGAATTAGTTAAAACTAATCCGGTATATCCCCCAAAACCAGTAGGCACTTTATCTAAATATTTTCCTGTATAATATGTACTCATGAACTCCAACCTATTATAGTATTAAATACACTAGTGGCTGTTGCTGGCGCTTTTGTTTCGATTAATTTAATAGTAATATCATTATTATTTAGAAAATTATATGTATGACTCCATTCAGGACAAAAAACATTAATTGTTTTATTATATGGTTGCGGCAATGTATATTCGAAGATTTTAAATCCAGCTTTATCATCTAAAAACTTCAATAAAGCTCTTGTTTCAGAATTACTTCTTTTATTGAAAGCAACATTGAATTCTAACATGTTATAATTAATACCATCTTTTTCATATTCGATTGTTGAATTTTTTAAATCATTTACCGCTAATCGAACTGAAGAATTTATATCATAATCAATGTCGCCCTTGAAATAAAATTTATTAGTGAACCAAGAATCTACTCCTGTTGGACTGTTTTCAGGTGGAATTATCAAAGGCCCAGTTGGATCTACATTAAATTGACTATATCCGGTGCCAGTATAAAAATAATATCCTCTTTTATTATATGCTGTAGAAGGATAATAAAAAACATCATTGTATTCTATTTCATATACCTCATCATTGTAAGTCCTTATATAAAAATTATCTAATTGAACAAGCATTCCTCTATAATCTAACGAACTATCGTATAAAGATTCAGCCTCAATTGTAATATTATTTATATTATTATACGGAGTTTTATGAGACGCGGTTTTGAAATATAATTCAGCACTATTTTTATAAGGATTAAATAAATTTATATCAATACCTTTAAATCCTTCATATAAACTTTTATTTTTTGTTTCTGGTGAGTTTTCAAAATATGCTAATAAACATTTTGCTTGTTCGTCTGTTAATCCATTATAATTTATTTGAAATTTAGTTTGTAATGTATTAATGTTTTTTGCAACATTAGAACGATAACCATCGCCCATTTCTAAACTAGATAAGTTAGAAGAAAATGAAGCGCTTGAACCATAAGAAATTTTAAACAATTCATCGATATCCTGAGTCCAATATAAATTTCCAGTGAAAGTTAATGGAGCATAAGCTTCTCCAGCAGGAACATTTTGTTTCGCGAAATACAATCTAGAACTATCAAAGTATTTTTCGTATAAATACTTTTCATAATAATCAATTTCTGTTTCTGACAAAGCTCCACTAAAATGAATCAATTCATAATATTTCAAACCTGTTGTTAAAATATTATCACCAAGTATTAGTGTTCCAGAATTCCAACTAGTATTATAACTACTATAAGTGCCAACTTCGAAACCATTTTGTCTTACTTTTATCGAACTTGAAGAATAATCTTGAACAATTGTGAATATATTTTTTGTATCATAAATAGATCCATTTGCATTAAACTGCTGATTATCTAATATTATTTTCGCATTACCAGATGTATTTGCGCCACTAACTTGAAATAGACCATAAGGATCTCCCGAAACATTACAAAACTGAAATATTTTTTGTCTATGAGTTGGATTCACTCGATCACCAACTTCAACCATTGCAATAAACGTTCTTGAATTAGAAGCAAATCCAGTACCACTCATTAATTGAGCGCCCGTTAAATCAAGATAATATTCATTAAAGTTAACAAAAGGTCTTAAACTTTCATTTGAGCTTTCTTGAATTAAATTTCCACTTAAAGGAACTAAATTTAACCAACCAGTGACATTAAATTCTGTATCAACATTAAAAGATTTTAAATCATCATTATTAAACCAGCTTGTTAAACCAGTCATACCAAAACCAGTATAAGATGGATAAACAGAAATACCTGTAACTAATTTATAATCAACAATAGAATATTTCGAATATGAGCTGTTGCCATCATACTCAGAAATATTTTTTATGTTCAGACCTGAAATTATTGAACTCATTATATTAAGGTTTTCTTTTCTGTTACAAGTTGTTCGATTTTAGCAGATGCTAACAAGAATCCACCTTCGCTAGATTCATAATTTTGATTGTTTAGTACACCGCTCACATTAAATGTATTTAAAGTTGTACCATACATGTCTTGCAATACAATTTGACAAACAGCAGTTTTACCAGTTATATCAATTAAATTACCTAAATCATTCGAACTCAAACTTACAGAGACATTTTTGTTTAATTTTGCAACTCGAAATGGTATTTTTTCTTCTACATTAAAAAAGGCAGGGCGATCACAAGAAGATTCATAACTAAAATTAGTTATATATTCAACGCCTGATAAATTTTGTTTATTTATATATGATTTATAACCATTTGCTATATAATCCGGTATAGCAATCGCGTCTTTTTGACCTTGATTATTTTCTTGAAAATCTTGAACACTTACATTTCCATACCAATCAAAATTAGCAGAAACTAAAATTGGCTGAAATGGCTCAACTGAAAAACTGATGGATTTTGGATATAAACGAGAAATTAAAACACTAGCAAATCTACCAGAAACGTTAGTTTCACTTGTTCCTGTTATATTTAAATATTCTGGTAAAGCCCCTGTTAAATAAAAATCTGCCGATAAACTACCAACAACTGCTCCATCAGGCGCATAATTTAATAATGTTCCATCATTTAATACTACAGCTGGTGTTGTAGCTTGTGCTGAAATGCTAATTTTAGAAGCATAATAAGTTTCATTCTGTAATGAAAAGCTTGTATTTCGATAATTTAAAAAACTAGCCATTTTATTATTATGCTAAAAAATATATCAATTTAAAATTAATCTATATATGTTTTATATGATACTTTTACACTTAATACATCATCTGCACTAGAACTAACTTCTTCACTAACTATTTTTGAATTCATTCCTGTAAAAGCAAAAATGACTTCATTTGTTTTGCCTACTCTAACAACAAAAGATGCATCACCATTACTAGTCAAATCGTCGAATACTTTTTTTGTTTCATAATCATCAATATCCAAAGTAAATGAACCGACTACTTCAATTGGAAAAACACTATGAACTTCTATTGGATATTCAGCGTTACTACCAGTTAAACCGTAGATTGGATTTTTTGGACAATTAAAATCTACATTAAAGTCTTTTACTCTATTTGTTGATGAATCGCGACAAGTCACTGTTATGTCTTTAACCTGTGGAACAAAAATAG